ATTGAATCGCTCGCTATCGAAAGACTCTCGCCCTTCTCTCTTGGCGCGATCGACCTGTGATTCGTATAAGCTCACCTCAGATTCCTCGCGCTCCAAGCGGGCTCGCATCCGCTCGAATGCGTCTCTATCGCGCTGCAAGCTTTTGCGCATGTTCACGAGGCACTCCTCATGCCACTTCACGGGCATCTTCATGCTTCGTCGTCCTCGTCGAGGAGTGCATTGAGCAGTGGCTCAGACGGAAATACGTCTCCGTATGTCTCATCGACCCATTGCCACAGCCGCTCCATGGCCCGCCGCTCGGCGGCGCGGAGCTCTCTCGCGAAGAGTGCCGGTCCGCATTCGCTGCAGTCCACAGCGGCGATATTGCCTGGGTGAGAGCACGCATCCTCTCCATTGGCGAGACGCGTTGCCGCCTTCTCGCGTTCGCTCTTGAGGCTCATGTAGACCTCCCGATGTTGATGGCATACAGGGCGAAGAATGCGCAGCCGACCGCCCACCAGCCCCCTAGCTGGTACGCGCAGACCATGCAGAGCAGTTCGCTGGTGCCTCGGAGCACTAGCGCGTAGCGTGTTGGTAGGCTCATCACTTCACTCCCTGAGAAAGCACCTGAATCGTGATGCTGGCGAGCATGTAGCAGGCCCAGATGGCGATGCCGATGAGGATGTAGGTGAGTTTACTCATTGCGGGTCTCCAGTTCAGTCGTTCCATGTATGCGTGCCCTTGGGCGTGTTATCGGGCATTGGGGTCTCCTTGGGTCAAGCGAACGGCGTTGCAGAGCTTTCGAACCGGCTCGAGCTGGCGCATGGCATAGCCGGGCTCATGGTCTTTGCTGATGTCCCGGATCAGGTAGCCGTCATCGATCAAGCCAAGGATTTCCTTGAGCGATGCCTCCAGCTCGATCGCGCGGCGGGCGGCGGTGATGAGGGCGGGGAGGGCGTTGCGCATGGCGACGATCAAGGTGGCGGCTTCCCACTGCCCCGCGGTCGCTTCCCTGTTCAACCGCTCCAGCTCATCGAGTTCGGGTGGGGTGAGTGGACGTTCAGGAGCAGGCATAGGCAAGTCCGATAATCATGATGGCCAGGAAGGTCAGAATCATCGCTGTATGGATGAGGTCTGCCTTGTCCTGAGGGTCCATGTCCATTTTCACTTCTCCTCTGCGAGCGCCAGTGCGGCCCGGGCTTGGGCGATTACGGTGGCGACCGCCGAGGCATCCTCGTCGTAGGCGGCTTCGCGCATGTCGAGTTGGAATTGATCCAATTCAGGCAGCGTCGCCCGCAACGCCTCCACGAGAGCGGTGTGTGCGTTGACTGCGCGGGCCACGAGCCTGGCGTTCTCCTGGCGGTTCTCGCCCTGGCAAAGCGCGAAGCATTGCTGGACGTTCTTCCCAGGGAAGAACACGCCGTTCCCACGGGCTTCGAGTTCCCACTTCTCGCTCATGCTGTCTCCTTTGGCTCTGGCGGAGTGCGGAACTCGAAGCGGACGCCGATGAAGTCCTCGGGGAGCACCATCGAGATCCGTGCTCGGAGCCACTCGACCTTCACGGCGATGGGGTCGATGCCGAGATCGGTCTCCAGATTCCCGGTGTACTGCTTGGCCCCGATAAGAGGCACGAGAGACACGGGGAGCTCCAGGTGAACCGCGCAGGTCTGACCCGCCTCGCGCTCTACCTCTGTTGTGAGTAGGGCGCTCCTGGGCACCCAGATGGCCATGGGTTCGCTCATGCTGTCTCCCTGCGGCATCGCCGCTCTCTGTCAACAAACAGAAGCTAACGCGACCCCCTGGATCTGTCAACAGCCAGCAGCTAAACTCAGTGGCCATGAGCGAATTCGAGATCCGGCAAGAGATCCCCTGCCGCCACTGCCAAGGGCGCGGCACCCGCATCAACCCGGAGTGGATCGGCAATGAACTGCGAAAAGCACGAGAAGCCGCAGGACTCTCCCGGGAAACCCTCGCCCAGGCCCTCGGAGTCTCCCGCGTCTACCTCTGGCAGCTCGAGCGAGGCGAACGCAATCCCGCCAAATGGCTGCAGCGCTACCAGCAAGCCCTCGCCAACCCCAAAGCCCACACCGCCAGCCCCGATCCCAACCCCGCCTGACCGAAGGCCCCCAAACACACCGAACCCAACCGAGAGCCGCACACGTAATTCCACACCCCCGAACTGCGGTACTCAGCTCACACCTCCCACAATTCCGCACTCCCACACTCGAGATTCGATCCAGCGATCCGCAGGGCTACCGTGCGGTATTCCAAGCCGTAGGACGGCGCAGGAGGGGGATGCAGGAGGAGCGAGAGGGAGCGAGAGGGGGAGGAGGGGATGGGCAGCTCCACTGCGTTCCCCTCGCCCCCGCACACGAGCTGGGGGGAAGCTCACCCAGCAGCCCTGTACCATGCACCTGGAATGGGGCCGCTCAAGTGGGTAAAGCGTGAGATTCCGGGCAGATAGACGAGCAAGTTCAACTAGTTAACGGAATACACCTTATCGGAAGTTCCGCGGGGCAATCACGTAATCCCCTGGGAATCCGCGTACTTGGGGATCAACCCTCAACCCTCACCCAGCACCCTCGTCCGCTCCAGGTACAACTCAGCCCCTTTCGCCCGCCTCGCTGTAGCGCAGACACCCCACGTCTGCGTCGTCCAGGCTACAGAAGCGACCCACCCCCACCCGGCATCACCTCCCCCGCCCGCTTGGGAGGGGGAATCATCCCCTCCGGACCATCCTGGAAGTCACGAATCGGAATGTCGCTGTTTCCCCACGCACCGGTTCCCGCAGCTTTGGCGCGACTCGAGAGCGTGTGCGGCGCAGCGTGCCGCGCCCCGGCTGTGGAGGGAGCGCAGGGGGACCGTCTTCCCTCGTGGCGAGCGCATCCTTGTAGGAGGGATCGCTGCGCTGTTCGGCGGTAGCCGTGCCTGTGTGACCGAGTGGAGGGAAGCGAGGGGCATCGGAGGGCAGGGCTTTGGGTGGGGCTTATGGCCCGCCGTTTACTTCTTGCGTCCCGCCCACGATGACGGAGCCTTCATGGCTGCCCGTACCCTGGATTTGGTGTTCCACTTTCGCCATGGGATGAGTCGATCTGGCTTCGATGGGCACCAGATGTAAACGGGTATTCCGATCTTTTCGAGGGCTTCGAACATTTCTTCCTGGTTCTTGCGCACGAGGTCCTGAGTCGTTTTGACCTCGACTGCATAGGACTTTTCCTCTTCGAGCATGAGGAAGTCTGGCCACCCATGGCGCAGGCAGCGGAAGTTTCCACCTCGATCGAGCGCCTTCCTGAGGAAGCTGCTCTCCGCCTTGTTTACGCGATACGATCCTACTTTTGGCACGTACGCACCTATTCGGGGCCGTTCAGAGTGCGTCTGCGGCTTCGCCTGGACGCACGGACCCCCTGAAGGCGTGGATTCCGCTTTTTTTGCGGTGGCTTGGCCCGGCTGAGCTATGGGTGGGGAGGGAGCGCGCCCTTGCCTTTGCCCGCGGCCAGTAATGGAGTCGTCATGCCCACTCCGCGGGTTGGATTGGCTTGGGAAGCCCGGGACGGCAGAGGCCCTCTGGCATGCGCGCGGGGGACGACCTTCCGCGCACGTAGCGTGCCTGCCCGGGGTGCTCGCTGCGGGTCAGCCGGTGCCCGCCGCGCTCTGGAATCGTTCATCGACGGCCCTTTCGGCGCTTGCGCCGCTTCTTCTTGGGCTCCCAGGTAGGGTCCGCTTCTCTGCGGATCTGCGCAATGCGTTTTCCGAAGTGCGGGTCGTGATTCGTGGCCTTGCCGGGAGGGACGATCGTCACCTCGACGGCGCGGCCGTGGATCATACGCGTGACCGTGCGCTTCGGAGGAAGACGCGACTCGAGCTCGAGCGCCCAGAAGAGGTACCCGAGGGGATATCCCGTCATGGGGTCCGTAGGGACCCGATCGAACGCCTCCAGGACCTCGCCATGCGTCGGCAGACCGTACCGGATCACGGCAGTCTCCTGAATGCAGGAACGGCCCCGGGCCGAAACCCGGAGCCGTTCAAAGAGGCATTGGTGTGCGCCAGATGCCCAAGCGGAATCGAATGCATGGATCTATCGTGGCGCACCCTCCGAGGATCCCTCACCTGGCATGAAAGCGCAATCCTCCAGAATCTGCCCGGGTCCCTGTCCGAACCGCTCATGGCGAACGTACGATCCGCTCTGGCTCAGCGTGATCACCACATCGTACGCGTCTTCGCAGAACGGAAGAACCTGGAGCTCAGCAGGCGCAAGAAGCGCCTCCCGGGTCTGCCAGATTCCCAGCTCTCTGAACTCCGGCGAGAAGAAGGTTTCGGTCGGCCCATAGTGAGAAAACCACGACCGATCGGCCTCCGCCGGCCGCAGCCATCCCAGCCCCGGCAGCACGGCCAGCGCCTTCAGCAGCCCCCTCCGGGTCATCGCCCGGACCTCTCCGGGCATTCATCCGCAAGAATCTCGCTCGTTTGCTCGACATCCGCTGCAAACGAGCGGTACTTCTCCTCGGTCCTCACGGTCACCACCAAAACCTCAAAACCCTCGCGCTGGATCGTCTCCATGGCGACCGGAGCCAGAAGCCGGCCCGATTCATCCCGGATCTCGATCGCTCCGCCCTTGAGCTCCGTCCCCCACATTTTCCGCTCATCTTCCGTCATGCCTCGTCCCTCATCTTCTGAATCGTTCAGGATGCCGCCCAGGCCATCAAAAATACCGTCGGCATCCTGCGACCGCTGAATGGGATCGTTCATCTGTTTCCACGCCCACCGCTGGGCGGCTTGCTTGATCTCATCTTCCGTCATGGCGATCATCCAGCAGCTCCCGCACCTTGGCCCGCAGCGCCTCCAGCGCCGGGTCCCCGATCTGCACCCCCGAGTCCCCCTCGCATTCCGAGCAGATCATCCCCTCGTCCGAGGCCAGGATCTCCCCGCAAGAAAGACACCCCGAAGCCTCGAGCACCGCCAGATCCACCCGCGCCTCCAGTGCTGGCTTCACTTCCCGAGCTCCTCCGGAACCTCATTTCCCACCCTCCGCTTCTCGAGCAGCGCCCAGATCTGATCGGGTGTGTGCGCGAGGTCGAAGTAGGAGCCGGGCGTCTCGATCGACGCGCACGGTCCGTCGCTCGAGAAAAAAATCGACTGGATCTCGTCGATGCGGATGTAGATGATGCGTCCGTGCTTGGATTCGGCGACGAGCCAAGTGCGATCCTTCAGATCAGTCGAGAGTCGCGGTGTCACCGGTACCCTGCGACCTTTATCTGAGTAATCTTCCTCGAAAAGCTTACGTTCGAGATAAGCCTCGTATTTCCCATTCACTTCCCGAGCTCCTTCGGAACCTGCTCCCGGAACTTCATTTCCCACCCTCCGGCTTCTCTGGAATGTCCGTCTTAATCTCACTCACCCAGGCGATCCCGCCGCAACTCGTGTTGTATTCGATGGCCGCTTCGATGCATTGCGTGAGAGTCCATCGAGGGTGGGATTTGCTTTGCGGAAGATTCCGCAGTGCGGCCCATGCCCCGTAAGAGAACCGACAGCCGCTCCCAATCGCGATGAAGTCGGAATCGACGGGCCAGACTCCAATGGTCGCAGGCTCGAGTTCATAAATGAGGCCCTTCCGAACCACGACCATTCCGAGGTTGAGGAATGGAGGATCCCCGTCCGAGGAGCGCGAATCCCATCCAATGCGCTTCAACTCGTCATGGATGCCCGAGCAAAGTTCATGCATGGATTGTTCCAGGTCCGCGCAGAGAATCCGACCCGCGGCTTGTCGCGCTGCGGGATTCCCTGCACTTCCGATGGCCCATTCCCCGCCGAAATCCCACTTTGGAGTCGTTCGGTCGACGATGAGGTCAGAGTTGCTGCAGGTCTGGGTATCGGATCCAACCCATACCGAACGCGTTTTCGGGTCGGTCATCGCGCAGATGATGCTCACTTCCCGAGCTCCTTCTTGAGCTGCGCAATCTCACGTCGCAGCGCCGAGTTCTTACCGAAAAGTGTGTAGAGGTCATCGTATCCGAGTCGCATGACCTTGAGGATCCTCTCCCACGTCTTTCGCCGCGGCATGTAGCCCTGCATCTCCATGCGCGTGATCGTCTCGCGGTGCACGCCCACCTTCTTGGCCAGCTTGCTCTGCGACCAGCCCAGCGCCAGTCTCGCGTCGCGCAGACCACTCGGCGGGTGGTACTTCTTGACCGTGTTTTTGGCCTTCCCGCGCGTCGTGTAGTTCGCCCGGTACGGCCGGTACCGCCGCGCCATGCCTACTCTGGGCGGTTCTCACGAGGATCCGGGTAAAGTTCCGTATCGCTTCGTGCGCCCAGGCGATGCACTTCCGTGAATTTGAGCTCCAGCACCTTCGCAGCCACGGCAGACGTGGTCGGACCGCTGAGGTAAGCGGGATCATGTCTGCTGTTATAGATGCGATTTTTAGGCCAGTGAAACTCAGCCCATCCTACTTCATCTTCAAAAGCAACCGCCGCCTCACGAAACGCCAGGAACTTCGCCTCGAGATCCGCAATCCGCTCTTCCTTGGTCATGGATCACAACTCCTGGCTTTTCCGGTATGCGCCGCGCGCCTCCGCTGCAGACTGATCGCTCACGAGTTCGAGGCTCGATTCCCAGCAGCAGAACTCGGCCATTCTTCCATCCTGGAAGCCACTGCGGTATCCAATCCATGCTCCGATGATCGTGCAGACCAAACCCGTTATGGCAGTTGCAATCACGGCTTCTTCCCCTGCTCCTTGGTCATGACTTCTTCCTCTGCTCGCGCTTCAGCTTTGCTTCGATCGCCTCGCGCACCCAGCGCTCAAGCGACAGACGCGCCCGAACGGCCGCCAGCTTCGCCTCGACGTGCAGCGGCTCCGGAAGTCGGATCGTCATCTTGGAGGGCTCATCCATGCCGCAAAGCTGGCATATGGGCGGCCCATCCGCAAGTCCCCAGGACCCCACGGGTTGCCATCCCATCGGACTCTTCCGTATCCTCAGCGCAAGCAGGGAGAAGAGCCTCGAAGGCCATGAACTCCACCTAGTGCCGAAGCCCAGCTCGACCGAGGTCGAGGACCGCGCCACGCGTCCGCCCGCGCTCGCGCGCGTGGACCCTGACGACATCGAGAAGCTCCCGATGCGTCTGCGGAATCTCTACCAGATCCGCCTCGAGACGGAGCCAGTGCGCACCATTCCGCAGTGCGCCCGCATGCTCGGCATCAAGCCGGGAACGGCTCAGACGTACTGGACCGAGATCAAGAAGTGCCTCGGGAAAAACCCCGTCGCCGGGCGCAAGACCGCGAGCAACGCCAAGACGCAGGCCCAGCTCGAGCAGGAGCGAGAGCTCGCGCTCATGAAGGCCGTAGCCCCCAAGACCATGGCGGAGCTGCTGAACCAGAAGGCCCGCATCCTTCTCGAGCACATCACGGACAAGCGCGCCGCCCAGGCCACCGTCTCCGAGCTCGCCCGTGCCGCGCAGAACCTGATCCAGTCTCGGAACCTCATCCTCGGCGAGCCCACCCAGATTCTGCGCGTCGAGGACCGCCGCCACCTCCACGAGCTCCTCCCGGCCATGCTGGAAGAGGCCCGCCAGCGCGGCTGGGTCGCGAGCGAGGGCGGACAGCTGGAGCGACCTGCGGGGATGTGGCCCCAGAAGCGCATCAAAGAGCCGATCGACGTGAACGCGCTTCCGGAAAAGACATGAGCGAGCCCCGCGACATCATCCCCGCCGACTTCGACCTGAAGAGGCTCGAGCCCGGTCATCTGAACCAGCTCTCGGATGCGGACTTCCGCCGCATCATGAAGATCGCTTTCCGCACTGTCGAGGACGACAAGCGCGAGAACCAGCTTCTCTACTACATGCCCGCCTCCCCCAAGGTCGAGGCCATGCACGCCTCTCCCGCGTTCATGCGCGCCATGTTCGGGGGAAATCGCAGCTCCAAAACCACAGGGATGCTCGCCGAAGGCGTCATTCAGGCGACGGGCGTGATCCCGCATTCGCTGCGGCAGTACGAAGAGAAGTACATGAAGCAGCTCCGCGGCCCCGTGAACGGCCGCATCATCTGCCAGTCCCTCGTGAACATCCTCGAGCCTACAATTCTCCCGAAACTCCGGTGGAACTCCTGGAACGGATCGGATGAGATCGGAGGCAAGCTCGGGCACTGGGGCCTCATCCCGAGAACGTGTCTCATCGATGGCGAGTGGGAGCGATCCTGGTCGGCGAAGAGCCGCACCCTGCGCGTGCTCTACCGAAACCCCGAGAATATCGACGAGATCATGGGCGAGTCTACGATTCAGTTCTTCAGCTACGATCAGAAGCCCGAAGACTTCGCCTCTGCGCACTGTCACTTCGTGCTCTTCGACGAGCCCCCGACACTCCCGATCTGGAACGAGAACAAGATCCGCGTGATGTCCGCAAACGGATGGCTTGCGCTCGCGATGACCTGGCCCGACGACCCCTCGATCAACGTGGACTGGCTCTATGAGGAGATCTACGAAAAGGGCACCGAGGGCTCTCCGAGCAAGGTAGACGGATACGAGTGCTTCGAGCTGCACACGACCGACAACATCCACCTGAACCAGGCGGCCGTCGCTGAGCATATGGCGACGATGGACGAGCGACAAAAGCGCGTTCGCATCTTCGGGCAACAGGTGCGCTTCTCGAACCGCGTGCACGAGCTCTTCACCGATACCCCGCGCGGCTGGTGCTTCACCTGCGGAGAAGACAGTCCAGTGCTCGAGAACAAGTGCCTCACCTGCGGAAGCGAGGATGCGGTGACGTACTGTCATGTCGAGGAGTTCGGATGGAACCGGGGCTGGCCCGTGATCTGGGTCCTGGACCCGCATCCGAGAAAGCCTCACATGAGCGCCTGGATCGGTGTGGACCCGAACGACGACTACTGTGTCATTGCGGATCTCGACTGCAAGGGAGACCCGGTGCAGCTCCGCGCCGAAGTGGAGGCCATGGAGGAAGAGCTCGGCCTGCGCACGGTGCGGCGGCTGGTGGACCCGCGCATGGCGCAGAATCCCTCCGGGGCCATCCGGGACCGGACCTGGCTCGACGAGTTCGATGCGGCGGGGCTCTACTGCGAGCCTGCGCAGTCCTCGGACGTGGGCCGGGAGCTCGTGGACCAGTTCCTCCGGCCCGATCACGACACGGGCCGGCCGAGGCTGATCTTTCACCCCCGGTGCACGAACGCCATATACCAGATGAAGCGCTTCATGTGGGAGGACTGGCGCGCCGGGACGGACAAGGACCAGAAGCAAAAGGCCAAGCAGAAAAACGACGACTATCCGGCCATCTTGCGGTACTTCTGCAACGATGAGCCGAGGTTCTCCGCCCTGGTCCAGGGCGGCCGAACCATCCAGACGCCCATCCGGCACTACCCTACGCGGGGCGTGTCCTACGCAAGGAGATAGACGATGCCGACCGACGGAAAGAAGGGTCCGCTCTCGAGGGGCCCCAAGAAGGGAGCCAAGGAAGGCACCCGGACGATGAAGAAGGGCAAGCCCGGAATGTACATCAAGGGCAAGAAGGGGAAGGGGAAGTGAAGATCCGACACCAGCCCATGATGGAAGAGGCCCGGAAGGTCATTGCCGGACAGACGCGCCGCAAGGTCGGCGAGTCCGGTGGGATCTTCATGCCCCGCAAGGGTACGGTCGGCATGGGTCCCAAGTCCTACGAGAAGCCCCGCAAGGCGCTCCCGGCGGTCCAGCCGCGGCGCAAGGCCGTGCTCGGGACGGGCGTCTACAAGTGAGCCAGGCCACGGTCTGCGATGGCTGCCACGAGCTCTGCGCGCAGACGCAGAAGCGGGGCCGGCAGCGTGCGCTCGACTACTGCGAGGCGTGCGCGGGGCTCGTGGACTCCCGCCAGCAGCAGATCGACGCCCTTCACGCCGAGGTCGCCGCGCTCTTCACGGAGCGACTGGAAGCGATCGATGAGGAGTTTCAGGCGCAGTGCCCGAAGATGAAGTTCCCGCTCTGAAGCCGAAGGTGCCCGGGGCCTGCGCGCTCTGCGACAAACCCTGCCGGGAAGTCGTGCGCCTGGATCCCCGGACGCGCCGCGTGCTTCAGTGGGGACGCCGGGACCCGAGCGCCCGGTATCTTCGCCTCCAGCACCGGGACGGCTCCTTCTCGGAGCACACGATCTGCGCTGCCTGCGACCCGAAGCCCGCGGACCTCCCGGTCCTCTGGAAGCGCGCGGGGCTGCTCTACATGGAGGAGTGCAGCGGGCGCCAGATGACGGACGGCACCGCGGAGCGCTTCGTCCGCAACCTTCCTCTCGGCATCCTGGAGATCGCATGACGGCGCCGGCTCAGATTCCCATGAGAACGCGCCCGCGCCCGCAGCCTGTCCCCCTCGGGGAGACCTCGAAGGACCAGATCGTCGAGCGCGTTCGGACCTTCTTCGAGGAAGACGACCGCTCTCGGGAGATCGAGAAGTCCCTCCGGCAGCAGCGCTACGCCAAGATGATGCAGGTGGACGTCCCTGTGGATGAGCCCTTCCCGGGGTCCTCGAACATCCAGCTTCCCGATATCCTCACGGCGGTTCTGCGCACCGAGGACACGCTCCAGAATTCGGCCATGGCGACGCGGCCCATGGTGAACGCGCGCGCTCTCGTGAAAGAGAACGCGGATCGCGAGCGCAAGGTAGACCAGCTCCTCGATCACCAGTTTTTCATCGAGCAGGACGGAGAGGATCTCGTCCAGCAATCCGCGATGAACTTCTCACGGGATGGTGAGTTCACAGCCCTCACGCGCTGGGTGAAAGAAGTCCGCAAGATCCTGCTGGTGCGCGAGTTCGGACCGATTCCGATGGGAATTCCTCCCGTCGGCTACTTCCAGCAGCTCGTCGAGCGGGCTTTCACGCCGGGGCGCTGGCGTCCCATGGAGGGCTCGGACGGCTGGGACTGGGAGGTCTCTCAGGGCGATCAGGAGTACCTCGTCCGGTTCTACACGGACGAGGACCGGCCCGGAACGATCATGCAGATCGAGTCGGACGCGGAGACGTACCGCGGGCCGTGCAGCATGGTCTACGATTGGGAGGACGTGCTGGCGCCCGCCTGGGCTTTGAATCTTCAGCCCCCAGGACCGAGCAATCCCGGGGGGGCGCCTCACGTCATCCTCGTGGACTATCCGACTCGGGACGAGATCCTCCGGGGAATCGAGTACGGCTTCTATGACCTGACGCAGGAATCCGATCTCGAGGGCATCGAGGGCTGGCGCGACTGGTCGGACTCGGACCGCGAGCTGGACCGCCAGCGTCGCTCGCTCCGCGGCCAGGAGTCGAGCACGTCCGAGGACGCGGATGAGGATCACGCCCAGATGAAGCGCCTCATCTGTTTCGACACCTGGGGCGGCCTCGATGTGGTCTGGACGGTGCTGCTGGCGGGACCCGGATTCCTGCTCCGCGCCCGGCCGCTCACGGAGGAGTGCCCGCAGATCCCTCCCCGGCGTCCGATCGCGCATGCGGTCATGATCCCGGTCCAGGGCACCTGGCGCGGCATGGGCCTCCCGGAGCTCATGGAGTCCATGCACGACTTCCAGGCCACCATCTTCAACGCGATGTCCGACGCGGGAATGTTCGAACTCTTCCCGTGGTTTCTCTACCGGCAGTCGAGCAACCTCAAACCCGAGGACATCCGGATCGGCCCAGGCGTAGGCATTCCCGTGCAGGATCCCTCCAAGGATCTCGTGCCGCAGCGACTCCAGGCGCAGTCTACCGCAGTCGGCTCGAACCTCATCGCCCTCGGGGAGAGCCTGGAGGAGAAGCTCGTCTCGATCGGAGACCTGCAGCTCGGCCGCATTCCGGCGGGGAAGAGCTCGGCGCTGCGCACCTCGAGTGGCATCCAGCAGGTGCTCGCGCAGGGCGAAGCGCGCCCCGAGCGGATCCTGCGGCGCTACTTCAAGGGCCTGCTCCAGATCTTCCGGACCATGTACGCGCTGGACCGCCACTACCTGCCCGAGCGCAAGAAGATCCGCGTGGTGGGGATCTCGAAGCCGGGAGAGGACCCCTTCGTCGAGATCGAGCGCGCGGACGACCTCCGGGACTATCACTTTGACTTCCATGCGAACGTGCTCAACTCGAGCAAGCTGGCTCTCCAGAGCGCCCTGGTCGAGATCCTGAATCTCGCGGCCAACCCGCTCATGATCCAGCTCGGGCTCTCGACGCCCGATTCGGTCTACCGCGTGATCTCGGACTACACCGCGAGCCTCGGCCAGATGTCCGAGAAATACTGGAACGAGCCGCAGCCGCAGTCGAGCGAGGCCCCCGTCAGCGCAGAAGAGGCCCTCCAACTGATCCTCCAAGGCCAGGTCCCGCAGGGGCCGCCCGCTGAGGGCGATTTCGATGCGCATGCCCAGAAGATCCGGGAACTGCTGCAGGAGCCCGACGAGATGGGGCAGACGCCTGCGCAGACGCTCTCGTCCCAGGAGCAGCAGCGGCTCAGCATCTACCTGGGGATGCTGGCGCGCCAGGCCGCGCAGGCGCAGCGCCAGGCGCAGATCCTCCAGGCGGCCGAGCGCTTCCAGGCGGACCGCCAGCAGAACGCCGCGCCCGGGGGCGGGTCGAACGGAAGCTCGGGAGGCGGAAGGCCGACGCTCGTGAACCGCAATGAGCCCGTCAATGAGAGCCTGCCCGTAGGCACGGGGACGCCGCAATGAGAACGGACCTTCTCAAGTACAAGGCGGAGAAGGCCCGGCAGAACCGAGAGCGCGAGCGGAAGAGCCGGCGCGCCCATGAAGCCCGGCAAGCCCAAAAAGAACAGGCGAGCGTGAACATCCTTGTCGGTCAGGAGTCCTGGGACCTCTACCTGCGCAAGGTCGGGGAAATCCAAGATCGAGACCAGAGAAGCCTCTCGATACTCGAAGAGCGGATGCGCTCGACACAGTACATGGAGAGCGTGGAGAGAGATCGAATCTCCTGGGAAATCGCGATGTTGCGAGAGAGGATGGAGGCCCGTGACGAATGCCTGCGGCTCCCGAAGGAGCTTCTTGGGCGCTCATCCGATCCGGCCGAAACGGCCTGAGCCCCATCTCGAGTCCTGGAACTGCCAGAGGTGTCGGAAGCTCCTGGCGCAGTTCCATTTAGAGCCCAGGCTTCAAGGGACACTTGAACTGCGGTGTCGGTTCTGCAAGTCTTTGAATGTCTTGAGCGATGGGGTTCCTTCCATCGCAAGGAGTGATGATGGCAGAGGCTCCTGAGTCCACCGAGACTCCTGAGAAGCCCGAAGAATCGAACCAGCTCGATCTCTTCGCCGAGAAGATCGCCGAACAGAACAGCAAGGTCGCCGAGCGGCAGGAGCAACTGCTCGAGGAGCTCCGCGCCTCGCGCCGGGAGGCTCCCAGGGAGCCCGAGAAGCCCGCCGAAGACCGCATCTACTCGGCGGCCGAGGTTCAGAAATTCATCGACGACGGTCACATTTCTCAGGCTCAGGGCATGGAGTACCTGGCCGAGGTGAAGGCCGCGAAGATGATCCAGGCCGCGGAGAAGCGCTTCGCAGAGCAAAGCCGCGCGCAGCAGTCCGAGACGGTGATCAAATCGAAGCTCAAGGAGTTCCGGGACGCGATTCCGGAGCTCGCCGACCGGACGAGCGATGCCTTCAAGGAAGCGAAGGCTGCTTTCGAGGAGCTGATCCAGGAGGGCCACCCCGACTCTGCGGCCACGGAGCTCGCCGCGCTTCGGATCGTCTACGGGGCCTCTCCGGGGAAGCCCCGAAAGAGCGAGGTCAAGGAGACGACCGGAGACCGCGCAACCGTGGATGCGGCCGGGACGGGATCGGGACGCAGATCCGCTCCCTCGAAGTCGAACGGCGGCAGCTCCGGGTCGGGCTTCCCGAGCTGGGTCGAGCCGCACCGCGTGGAGTACTATCGGGAGGCCATCAAGCGGGGCCTCTACAGCGGCCCCAAGGACCCGAACCTCCAGAAGGAGCTCGAGATCCTGAAGGCGCGCAAGGACGCCGCCGCGTGAGGGTGATCTCCCCGAAAGAGCTGGAACGCCGTCGCGCGGTAGCTCGCGCCGTTGCTCCGGGGCGTCGTATCGGAGCGGTGACCGGGTCGTACATCTCGGATCTTGCTGCGCTTCGACAGACCATCCTGCTGTGCTTATCGTGCGATCACAAATGGAACTCCCGGAAGGCGCACTACGAACCGAAGGACGATTGGCACGAGCTCTACGGTGGCGTGAACGGTGCATGCGATGCCTGCCGGGAACCGGGGCACTATCGAAAGATCTACGTTCACGAGTCCTTTCACGGGAAGGTGTAACGCTTCAACGAGAGCCTTCAAGGCCGGAAAAGTAGAGATGCAGTATGAAGCTTTCGACTCTGCTCTCCGGCAATGCGCCCGTTGTGCGCAAGTTTCAGATCGGAGAAACATGGAACGGAACTGAGGGGATCCCCGTTGAGCCTTCGGCTCTTGCGAACAACGATGGCGTCCTCATGGCTGAGACCAACGACCAGACCGACGTGCTCGGAATTTCCCTGGACGCTCCGACGACTCGAAACACTGCGCAGCAGTCCGATGGAAGCGACCCTGCGGCCTACGTTTCAGTCATCATCAACTCGCAGGCCCTCTGGCATGGCCGCCTCTCTGGCGGGTCTACCAGCGGGACGGCGCTGACTGCGGTCAGCAATACGACCGCGGACACAACGGGCTTGCTTCTGACCTTTTCCGCGACGCAGGCCACCTACGACGATGGCTATATCTGGGGGGCGACCGGCGCCAACGCAGGCATCCTCCGGAAGATCACGGCCGTCACGACTACAGCCGTACCGATCATCGCATTCCCGGCAGACATCGCCGTGGGCGACACGTTCTATCTCAGCACGTTTGGTCCTGGCGAAGATGCCGGTATCCAGCTCACGTCAACGTATGATGAGCTGGATGCGACAGCGGATGTCCAGACAACTGCGGCGTGCAGCATTCGCTGCGTTCACCTGTATCACAAGGATGCCGCAGCGGATGGCTCTACCAAGACCTGGGCGGAAGTGTTCATCACGGATCACTTCTATGGCGGCAACTACACCTCTGTGAACACCTAAGGGGACCTGAGAAATGGCAGTTCCGCACACTTCAGCGAACTTTGCGGATCTTCTCGATCCTCGTTTCGAGCGGATCTTCAACGACGAGTACAACGCGCACCCGGACATGATTCCGGTGCTCTACGACATGGTTCCCCACAACGGCCGGAACAACATGACGTTCTCGAGCGTGACCACGATCGAGGACTTCCAGCAGTTCCAGGGGACCGTCACATATCAGGACCAGCACCTCGGGTACGACTCGACCGCCACCTACCTCGAGTGGGTGAACGGCTTCCAGCTCGAGCGAAAGCTCTGGGACGACGATCAGTACAACATCTGGGACGACAAGCCCCGGGCGCTGGCGGCTTCGGCCTACCGGACGCGACAGCAGCATGCCGCCCGCATGTTCAACAACGCGTTTGCAGTGGATACGCTGTTCTATACGAACAGCGAGGGCGTTGCCTTGTGCAGCGACTCTCACACGACCACGACCGGAGCGAGCACGGCCACGGGCTTCGATAACGTGATCACGGGCTCTCTCACGGCGACGAGCGTCCAGACAGCCCGCGTGCAGATGGTCCAGTTCCGCGGGCCACAGGCCGAGCGGATCCAGGTCATGCCGGACACGCTGCTCTTCCCTCCGGACCTCTATGAGGAAGCCTTCGAGATCGTCAACTCGCCCGGGAAGCTCGAAACGGCGAACAACAACGCGAACGTCCACGAGGGCCGCTACCGGCTCGTCGAGTGGAACTACCTCACGGACACGAACAACTGGTTCATGATGGACTCGAGCTACATGCGTCTCTTCCTCAAGTGGATCGACCGCATTCCGCTCGAGTATGGCTTCGTCGAGGACTTCGACACGTTCGCGGCGAAGTACCGGGCGTACGTCCGATACGCCATGGTATGGCGCGACTGGCGGTTTGTGCTCGGCGCACAGGTTTCGTGATGAAGGCGTCCTCGTACCATCCGGTCCGCGGGAAGCGCCAGGCTCGGACTCCGACCGGGATGGATCCCGTCGGCAGGGGAACGGTTCCGGCCATCCCGGAACGGGGTCCGGCCTATCCGAAGAATCTGGGCAGCATGCAGTCGCGAGATCGAAGCCTCGGCGTGAAGCGCGTTCGAACTCGACCGCAGGAAAAGGGAGTCTGAGATGCCGCTCACCAGCGCGACATTCCCCGGCGGATTCGTTGGGCAGGGGTTCCTCATGGCGGGAACCCCGATCACGACGACCGGGAACATCTTCTTCGTGGATTCGGGTGGGGCCAATGCCGCGGACAGCCCGGGGCATGGGAAGGCGCCGGATAAGCCCTTCGCGACATGGGATTACGCTGTGGGCCAGTGCGCGGCCAACAACGGAGACGTGATCGTCCTCATGCCGGGCCACACGGAGACGGTGACCGCAGCGGCGGGCCTGGCACTCGACGTCGCCGGCATCACCTGCATCGGGATCGGCCATGGCTCGGACCGACCGACGGTGAACTTCACCACGGCAACGGGCGCGGACATGGACGTGGATGCCGCGAACATCACCATCTCGAACGTCCTCTTCACGGGCGGCGTGGATGCGCTCACGGGTCCGATCGACATCAACGCGGCGGACTGCCGGCTCCTCAACATCGAGACCCGGGACGTCACCGGGCAGGCGACGGACTTTATCGTCACGGACGCCAATGCGGACCGGCTCTTGATCGACGGTTGGCGTCACATCGGCGCGGCTGCAGATGGCGCTGACACGGCGATCTCGATCGTGGGCGGGGATGACATCATCATCCGCAACTTCGACCTCTACGGGAACTTCGACGAAGGCGCGATCGAGAACGTCACCACGGCCGCGGTGAGGATCCAGATCCATGACGGCTACATCTTCACGGATGCGGCCGAGGATCTTGCAATCATCACGGTCGCCACGACGACAGGTCGGCTCGGTCCGAATCTGTATATCCGGCTTCAGGACGATGCCGCCAACATCGACGAGGCAGTCACGGGAGCGGACATGCAGATCTTCCCCCCGATCATGATCGTCAATGCGGATGGGGAGTCTCCGGCAACTCCGAATGCGGTGTACACGGGCGGTTTCACTGCCAGCACGGATCTTTGATCGAAAGGTCTGGATCCTATTCTGGCGCGGATCATCTTCTGGAATGGGTTCCAGGCCTCGGGATCCGAAAGAAGAAAGAGGGGTATGGAACATCTGGAAGAGACGAGACGCGAGAGCGGTTTCTGCCTCTCCTGGGCTCCGTCTTCCCTCCGCCCTGGAGGCATGCCTGCGTCTCGATCGTCTGGCCCGATGGCAGCATTCCTCCACACCAAGACGGGATCGAGGATGAGTTTCGGAGGTCGATCCTGGTGATCCAGGGGAACGATCGATCTTGGATCATGCAGGGTGGGGAGTGGATGCAACCCGAGCAGGACGGGATCTACGAGATGGATCCTCGAATCGAACACGCTGCGATCAATTGGGGATCTCAGCCTCGGGTGCACTTCATCGTCGATTGGAGAAAGTCATGAACTATCTGAGGCCCGCGCAGGTCGAGGAATGCGAGCGCGAGCGGTCTATCCATCAGGCCATCATTGCTCGCCCGGATCCCGAGGGGAAGCTGAACAAGGGGCAGTCCCGAGAGGCCATCCGCCGCATCGACAAGATGCTGGAGCAGGCTCCCCCGGACCTGACGCCCGAGCAGCGGACCAAGGCGGCTCGACTCATCAAGAAGCTTGAGGAAGAGATCAAGGAGGGCATGCTCTCGGCTGAGGAGATGCGCCGGAACCCACCGGGTGCCGTGGCGCAGAACCGCGCCTGGGAGAAGCGGAACAAGCGACGCATCCAAGATTTGAGGAATTCGCTCCTGGCCCTCTACAAGGGGATCCCCTCGGACGAGGCGGACCATCTGTGCAACTTGGATCGATATCGGCCGGCCACTTCGCAGCTCAACATGGACGGAGCTCAGATCCCCGCGCGGCGGACGTTCTCATTCCCGAGCCAGCAGTACAAGAGCAACTACGATGAGATCTTTGCGAAGCCGGACCCCGAGAAGGAAGCGATGCGGGAGAAGCTTGCCGCTCTTGAGAGCAAGCTCGAGAGCGCCATCAAGTAACCGAAGGAGACTCCCGTGGCCTTTGCGTTTGTGACCGAGGAGAACTTCGAGTCAGGTACCTTCGCGGCAACGCATTTTGATACGGAAACCGACACCGAGTCCCGTCTCGACTTTCCTCACTACTCGGAGCTTGCGAGATTTCCCCATACGCACACGGCGATGCCGTGGCGCGGCGCGTACTGCATGCGCGTGGCTCTTGAGAATGATGGCACCCCTGCCGATGCGTACCTCCAGGAGACCGGATCCTGGGACATGACCGCGGGAACGAATGAGCTCTACGTCCGCTTCATGTTCTGGCTGAGCCCGGACACGGTGATGGCGAACTCGGACGAGTTCAAGATCCTGGACTTCTGGAGCTCGACGAACACGCCAGAAGCGGGCGTGATGGTCAACTACACGACCGCAAATGGCTATCGCCTCGGCATCGGGAAGGCGACGGCCAGCTCATTCAAGGGTCTGACACTCGGCGAGTGGCACTGCATTGAGGTCTTTTTCGATCCGGCCGGTGGAGCAGGCGGAACGATCGACGCCTGGCTCGATGGCGCATCGTTTACGCAGGTGACCGGACTGACGAATGCAGACATCACGTCTGGGGTGTTCGGCGTGATTGGCCAGGATGCGGGGACGACTACCGGAACGGCTCTCTTCGACAACATCGTGACGGACGATGCCCGGCTCTTCCCGCCGGTTGAGCGGTATCAGGACTCCGTTCTCATGACTGCGAGTGGCCATGTGTTCGTCGGACGAGGCACGATCGGACATGCCTACTTGCTCTCCGGTGCCGGAACGGATTGCGTTCTTTCGGTCTACGACACCGACACGGGATACACGAGCGACGCGGGAAATATTGTGAGCGAGCTCAAGAATACGGTAAACAGCCAGGTCATTCCAGAGTTCCCCCTCGTCGTGCATCGAGGGTGCTACGTCTCTCTCTCCGGGACCAACCCGAGGGCGCTCGTCAAGATCGACCGCGCGAACCACTACTCGGAGGGTTCTATCCGTGCGCTTGCGAAGAACCGCAAGGCCAACGCCTTCGGTGCGTGATGAAGTCGCCTGCGGAGCTCGCCAGGTCTCGCAGGGTGATGCGAGTCCTTCGAGGACAATCCGTTCCTCAGCGCTGGTACTGGGAAACCAACGGGAGCGATGAGTTTCTCGCGGATACCACGGCTCTAACGCTCGGAATTGCGAACCAGTGGACGCTCGCCGCGCTTCTCCGGGCGGATGCGATCACGGGTTTCAAGTACGTGTGCGAATTCAAGGGAGCCACAGATGCGAATCGCATCATCATGCGCTTTGACGGGGCCTCTGACCGCTTCAACGTGCTCATCTGGAATAGCGCAGGCACGGCTATCGTCAACTTGCGCTATGTCGCGTCCACCGTCGTCGCGGGCGTTCCCTTCCATGCGATCCTCACTTTCGACGGGACCCTCGGAAGCAACCCCGCGACGCTCTACGTGAATGGATCCGCGGCGACTATCGACTTTGGAACCAACAACCCGGGAACGCTTACCGACACTGCGCGGGCCGCCTACGTGTGCGGCTCTTCGGCGCTCGGAAATTCATGGAATGGCGCGCTGCAAGACCTCATGCTCTTTCCCGATGTGCTGGACGCCGGGGAGCGTGCCCAGCTCCTGACGCAGGTCCGAAGCTTCTCGCCCGTGGGAGACCTCGGCGCCGTAGTGCACTTTAACCCGAAATTCGAAACAGACATGGGCTCCAACCTCGTCTCGGGTGGCGCCGCGTTCGATATCATGGACGACCAGTCCAACATCTCCGCGGCAGACGACCGCATACAAGGGACACTCCTGTGAAGGCACTGAGTTTTCTTCTCGCCATCGCTCTCGCGCCGCTTGCAAGCGCGCAGTCTCCGCTCTCGAATCATGTGCCGATTTCGACGGACCATGGATACGGGTGCGGGAATCCTGCGATCTCGGATACGTGGTACTGCCAGCAGTTTCGAGCGCAGACCTCGGGGTCGGCCGATCGAAGCGACATCACTGCGGCGCTCTGGACGCGCGCGATCCTGCGGCACACCGGCGCCATGGTCTCGGGCGGTCACCAGATCGGACACCTCACCGAGTGCGACCTCTGGAACGCCGCCGGATACATGCCTGGCGGCTATTGCCTCGCGAGCGAGGCTCGGATTCTGAACAAAGTCGCGGGGGCAAAGTGGCTCTTTGGGTACAAGTCGCAGCTCTCTACCAACACGGGCGAGATCGAGAACCTCTACCTGTTCAGCGCTTCGATCGAACAGAACACCGGGACCGTCGACAACGCGTTTGGATTCGTGGCGGGTGGGTATTCGATGGGAGAGCTTGGCAACTGGACGGGGGTTCAGCTCAACGTCCCCACGGGGGACGTTGGGTATACGGTAGGCCTTCGGATTCAGCCGGGACACAACCTCGGAATGGACGTGCCGACGCCGATCCGGATCCAGAGCCAGGACGGGTCGGAGGATGGGTACCTCACACTTTCGGGTGGGAAGCTCTACTGGAATGGGAAGGAGGTTCTGACGGCGCCGTAACGATCGCCCCTTCCATGGCCCCAAGCGCCCTCGGCCTTGCGGCCACTTCGAAAGGAAAGACGGAACCTAGCCATGTCCTCAACCACGCAACCCACCGATTTCTCCGACCTTTATACCGACCTCATGAACCGCATGAGAGCGGATACGGGCCTCGCTGCGGCGGTGGTCATTGCGAAGCGCCTCATCCAGAGCGCGCACATGGACCTCTACGTCGGAAACGGCGAGAAGTTTCACTGGGCTGAGCGCCGCGCGTCGCTGACTCTCCATGCGCAGTACACGACCGGGACGCTCTCGGCCACGATCGGAAGCGACACGCTCACGGGGTCCGGGACCGCCTGGGACACCGCGAACGACCACGGCCAGAACAACATGCGCGTCGGCGGGAAGATGACCATCGGAGGATCGGATACCGTCTACACGGTCACGGCAGTTGCGAGTGATACCTCTGCGACGATCTCGCCGAACTACATCGGGGACACGGACAGCGGTCTCAGCTACTCCTACTTCGAGGACGAATACAGCCTCGCATCGGACTTCTGGAAGCCGATCGACCAGCAGAGCTTCGACTGGAACCGTCACATCCGCCTGGTGGGCCGGACGGACTTCCGGCGCGGGTACCCGAGGAACCGGATCCCCCAGACGGACATCCGGATCGCGACCATCGTCGACCACCCATTCAGCGGGGATACGACGCCGATCCGCAAGGTTCGCTTCGCTCCGCCTCCCAGCAATACGCAGGTCATCCCTTATGCCTACGTGACCTCGAACATCGTGGTCTCGAGCGGAGGGACGGGGCAGGCATCCTTTTCTGCGGACGCCGACGAGCCGATCATGCCGCTACGGTACCGGCACGTCATCGTCTACAAGGCGCTGGTGGAGTGGTACCGGGACCGGAAGGACGACGGAGAGCGGTCTCGAGAGGCGCGCGCGGAGTACGCGGCCCTGCTCGATCGAATGATCGGGGACCAGGACATCGGCGCGCAGCGGCTGAGCCTCTCTCCGGCCGTAGGCGTGTACCGAGCGCGCGCTCGGCGCCCCTGGAGGCGAGGAACGGGACGGTATGATTTCGATGGCGAATTCGACCGACTCGAGGACCGCTAATGGCGTCCCCTGATCGTGCGCTCCGGCATCGCTTTGCTGGAGGCTGGGCGACGGACTTCGGGACGCTCGCAGAGGTCTCCGGAGAGGGCGGTCGCGTAGACCTTCCGTTCCTGCTCCGGGCCGAGAATGTCTACTACCAGCTCAACGGCGCCTGCCGGAAGGTCGGCGGTACGACCAAGTACAACTCATCGGCCCTTGAGAGCGGCGATCAGATTCGTGGCATGTTCGAGTTCGTGAGGATCGGGACGGCCGGATCGTCGACGCGGAAGCGCGTCTGCCACGTCGGTACGAAAGTGCTCAAGGACGACAACGACGCTTCCTTCACAAGCATCTTCACGGGGCTAGAAGACGACAAGGTACCGCACTACAGCGTCTTCAACGACACTTTGGTCATTGCATCGGACTCGACCTCGGATGTTCCGAAAAGCTGGGATCAAACGACGGCGCAGAACCTGAGTGCGGACGCACCCAATTTTGCCTTCTCGGTACCGCACGTCAACAAGCTCTGGGCGGCCGGAGATGCTTCGCAGCCGTCTCGGCTGTACTACTCGGAAACACTCGATGCGACGACATGGACGACCGGAGATGGCGGCAGCATCGATATTGATCCCGACGATGGGGACCAGATCACGGCGATTTTTCCGCACCGTGAAGTATTGGTCGTTTTCAAGGGTCCGAATTTCGGATCCATCCATCTCATTCGAGGCGCCACGAGTTCGACGTTCTCCAGGATCCGGCTTCTCAATGGCGTTGGTGCGATCTGGCAAAACCTCGTTTTCCCGCTTCCGAACGACGTAGGCTTCGTGAACGTAGACGGAACGATCCGGACACTGGCGGCCTCGGATCGTTTTGGTGATTTCGAGAATGCATCCCTGAGTCTGCCCATCAATAGCTGGCTTCAGGACAACGTAAACCTGGCGACGGCAAAGCTCGGATCATCTGCTGTCGATTCAGGTCGCAACTATTGCTTGATTGCGCTCCCAATCCAGTCTTCGGCGACTCCGAATACCATCATCATGATGGACTACCGCTTCCCGCAATCCCCTCGGTTTGCGCAATGGACGGCCTTCGACAACTACTGCGTGGCGCGGATGTCGGACAGTTCGAGCAACAACCGTCCGATCATCTATTTCGGTGGATCGGACGGGTTCATCCGGAAATCCCAGCAGCCGACTCGTTCTATCGATGGGTCCGGAGCGATCAATGCCATCGCTCAAACCCCGTTTCTGCACTATGGGGCTCCCGGCCGGGCCAAGTCAATCCAGCATATCGGACTGGGCACAAAGGTGGTCGGGACGGCAACAGTCGATGTTTCCATCAAGACGGATTCTTCTCAGACGGACATCGACGTCTCCCTGGAGAGCGCCGGGGATGTCTTGGGTCCCGCTTCCGCGAACCAGTTCACTCTGGGCACCTCGACTCTCGCCGAAGACGCCTACGAGACGACCTGGCAGGATGTGATCGGTGGTGTGGACTTCCGATCGGTCAGTTACGAGCTCAGTAACGATCAGGCCGACGAAGACTTCGAAGTAGACACGGTTTATGCTGTGTTCGAAGAATCAGCAACTCCGAATTACGAGAACTGACGAATGGCTGTTTCGGTTTACAAGACATTCATCGCCGGTGAGGTCCTGACGGCAGCGGACCTCAACGCAAGCCTGACTCAGATCACGGACAACGGTCAGTCCGTGGGATTCCCGAGAACTTCATCCGCGGACTTCGATGGCCAGACACTGATCTTGGATTCGGATGGAGACAGCAATCTCGATTGCGCGACGGATGACATTCTGGACCTCAATCTGAGAGGCCAGACGCTGTTCCTTTTTGATGGCGCGACGGACGGAACGACGGTCGATGGGCTCACGTTCTATGCGGCGGCAGCCGGGAACGACGTTCAGATCCTGGCTCAAGGGTCGAGTACCAATATCGACATTGACATCGTTCCGAAGGGTTCTGGTTCGGTTCTTCTGGACGGAACCGCCGTGGGCACCGTTATCAGCCGGGATACTGGAACGGGAACCACAAATGTTCCCCTGGTGTCCGACATTCTCGGAGAGCACACGATCTGGGTTCCGGCATCAGCAATGTCGCCTGCCACCACCAGCGGATGCTCTGCTCTTACACAGACGGAACTGACGGCGGGAAGGCCCGAGCTTCTGACTCTGGATTTCGACGGATCTTCTGTAGAGAACGCATTCTTCTCGGTCTCTTTCCCGAAAGGGTGGAACGAGGGGACGATCACTGCGCAGTTCTACTACACCGTCTCTGCCGCAGTGGTTACGACTGTCAACTGGGATATTGCCGGAGTTGCCATTAGTGACGATGATTCGATCGATACGGCATACGGGTCTGCCCAGAGCGCTGTTGCCGCTTTTCACGGTACGTCGAATGACCTTGCGGTTTCATCGGAGACTTCTGCGGTGACAATTGCCGGGACCCCGGCAGAAGGTGATCTGGTCTATTTCAAGGTCGACCGAAATCCAGGTGCGGACACGACGACGCAGGATGCTCGACTCATCGGCGTAAAGATCTTCTACACGATCAATGCGCTGAACGATAGCTAATGGGCAAGTTCTCTTATCTCGATGCGTTTGGAATGCCGACCGGATCGACCGGAACCACGGATGCGAGAAGTGGATACGGCCATGCACCGAAGGCCTTTCTCTTGGTCGGCAATGGAGACACCTCAGGAACAGATTCGGCGGGCAATTCGTCCGGAATGTTCTGTGTTGGGATTGGAGCATCGACTACCAGTCGCGCAACGACTGCGATCCACTTCACGGATTCATCGGCGGCCGCGGATGTCACGAATGCGGCAGGATCCACGTCGCGGATCTTCTATGAAGATGCCCTTACTCTCCAGGCGGATTGGGATGTCAGTGCCGTAGGCGCGGACGGTTTGACGATTGAAGTGGACGGCACCTCCACTGGAAGTGCGCATCAAGTGAAGCTCCTCTCTCTGGGTTCTGGCATTGCCGAGGCGGAGATGCAGGAGTGGACGACCAATACAACGACCGGAGATCAAAGTGTCACGTCGTTTAGCTTTCAGCCAGACGCCGTGTTCCATATCATCCATTATGGAACCAATGACAGCTTTGGGATTGGCGCGGACGGTGGAGCCGACTCGATCACTAGCGGGTCGAGTGCGATGCGATCCGAGAATGCTGCGGATCCCACAGAGGACAGTCATTATGCATCCTCTGCTGCGAGTCTTGTGGTTCTCGCAACCGATGGGACTTCTACGATAGCGCGCGGAGCCGTAACGGCATGGCTATCGAACGGATTTACGGTCAATTGGACAGAGAATAGCCTCAGCACAGGCGCAACCGTCCGATCCTTGGCTTTGAGGGGAGACGCTGGGTTCAAATTCCATGTGGGCTCCCTTTCGACGAGCACATCGACAGCATCGGGTTTCAAAGGGAATACGCCGGGGTTCAAGCCACTCTTTGGCATCCTCGGATCTTGCTTCGCATCGGAGAACTCCTCTGGAACGGCAGGATCGGGAGCATCTCTGTGCATGGGTATGTTCGATGAGCATCTGAATCAAGGCGCGGTTTCCCTCTCATCTCAGGATGCACAGGCAACAACCTCGGTAGGGGCTGCCATTGAATTCGATTCCGCCTATGTCAGTCTTCTTGCGGATGGATCCAACCTCGATGGGACGATGGATATCGTCGGGGCATCCGCATCTGGGTTCACCGCCCAGATGTCGGATGCGGATGCCAGCTCGGGTCGATTTGTCTGGTATCTTTGCGGGGGGTTCCCGAGTCCGCTTGCATCCCCCATTTTCTTCTGAGGTGAGCCATGGGCTTTCTCGATAGCCTCTTCGGGTCCGAGTCCGAAAGCGAGGTCAAGTACCGTCCTCTCTCAAAGCAAGAGAGGGAGCTCCAGAAGATTCTCCTGGAGCGCGTCCGGGAGGCCGATCCCCTCTTCTCGGGGATTCTCGGCAGCGCGGTCTCGGAGTCGGGCTTGGCGGACCAGATCATCGGCCGCGAGTTCGATACGGCGCAGGCCTTCAATCGGCTCTTTCGGCCCGAGGATGAAGCCGCTCGGCAGTTCGAGAACCAGCTCCAGGCGGACCAGCTCGGCCGCGTGGATAGCGAAATCCTGGGCCGGATCCTGAAGAACCAAGAGGCGGGTCCGAACGCGACGCCGGAGCAGCTCGAGCGTATCCGTGGGGCGGCGGATCTGGCGCTGGAGTCGGGTTTGTCCGACATCGGGCGCTTCCGGGAGGATACGTTCGAGAACATCCGGCGTGCGGCGGCGGGCCGGGGACTTCGGCCCTCGGATACGCCGATCGTGAATCAGCTCACGGAGAGCGGCGAGGAGTTCGGCCGCCAGGCGACGCAGTTGGCCCGGGCCATCCGGGCCTCTCAAATTGGTCAGGAGCTGGACCTGCCGTTCCGCAACGCGGCGCTGGACCTGGGGCAATTGGGAGCGGCGAGCGACCTGGCGACCCGGCGGAGGGCCTTCGAGGCCAGTTTGTCTGAGGCGGCCGATGCGCAGCGCCTGGGCCTGGCGGGGATCTCCCGGGGCCAGCTTCAAGGCCTGGTGACGGGGGCTTACGGACCACAGTCGGCGCTGGCTTCTCTGCCGCAGCGGCAGGTTGCGGGGAGCGAATCGATCCAGCACGGCAACCTGGGGTCACTGCTGTCTGCGGTCGCATCGAGCTATGCACCCTCTGGCGGCGGCGGCGGCGCCTTTGGTCTTGGGAGCATCTTCGGCGGTGGCGGTGGATCTGCTGCGGGTGGCGCAGCCGGAGCGGCCGGCGGCGCCGCAGGATCGGCCGCAGGATCGGCCGGGAGTGCGGCAGGATCTGGGGCAAGCGCTGCAGGTTCCGGAATTGGAAGCGCCTTCTCGTGGATCGGGAGCCTCTTTTCCTCGGATGAGCGCGGCAAGGAGGAGATCGAGGAGATTGAAGCGAGTCGGCTCCTGGACGACCTCCCGAGCTATCGGTTTTTCTACAAGGACCCCGCGAAGGGTGGAGGGCCTCAGATCGGCGTCATGGCGCAGGATCTCGAGCGGATCGGTCTCGGCAGCGCTCTCGTCGAGGACGAAGAGGGCGCGCTCTGGGTAGACTCGACGAAGATCGCAGGTCCGACGCTGGCCTTCGTGAGCGACCTCAACAAGCGCCTGCGGGCGCTCGAGGAGCAGGCCCATGGCTGACGTGCTCGGATCCCCCGCGCAGCCCCCTGGGAGCGCCCCAGAGCCGCGTCTTCTCGGGGGCGCCCTGGATGCCGGAGGGAGGCTTCTCGGGGGCCTGGCGAGCGTTCCGGGTCGCATCCTGGGGGGCATCGGGGACTACTTCACCTCCCCCATCCAGGGCGGAGATCCGAGCCTCTCCGGCGGACAAAATGCCGCACTGCGGATCGCGGACGTCCTCTCCCGGCTCGGCCCGCCCGGTCCCCAGAGCGCTGGGGCGAATAGTCCCTTGCTGCGCCATGTGGCACTGCAGCAGCAGCAGGCCCAGCAGCGCCGGCAGGACTTCATGCAGAACTTGAGCGCTCTGGCGAAGATCGGCGATTTCCTTGACTCGACTCCGATTCAGGGCCGAGAGGATCGACTGAAGGAGCTGAGGGAGCGCTACGGCCAGTTCAGCGGCCCGGGCAGCGAGGTGCTCTTCGATGCCGTCTTCGGGGATCCCGCGAGTGCGCAGGGCGTGCTTGCGGAGCTGGCGCAGGATCCGGAGATCCAGCAGCGGATCGCCCAGGGCGCGAGCGTCGAGGAGATCCAGGCGCTGCGGCAATCTCCCGAGTTCCAGGCTCGAGCTCAGGAGCGCCAGGACGAGCAGCTTCTGCCTGCGGTCGAGCAGAAGATCCAGGGCCTGCTGTCGGCACCTTCCCCGGTGCTTCGACAGGCCCTGGAGCGCGCGCAGCGCGACGGGAAGATTACGGTCGAGGAGCTCCGCAAGCTGAACGAGATCGCCGGCCAGGGATCCGAGGGTTTCGCGCTGACCCCGAGCGAGTTCGGGACGCTCGAGCGCCGCCAGGCGGACATCGCGTCTCGGGTGGACGGGTTTGCCACGAGCGATCAGATCGCGGCATCCGAGAAGCAAGCGGCCGAGAGGGAGAAGTTCACATTCGAAGAGAAGCTCCGCCAAGAGGGCCGCGAGCGGCTCGAGAGGGCCAAGAGGGAGGGCAAGACGGACGGCCCGACCGCGGGACAGAAGGCGACCGCGGCGTTCAAGCTGGCGACCGCCCGGAAGGCGTATGACTCCAAGGAGTTCGCGATCCGGACGGCCCTCGAGAGCCCCCCCAGCGGTACGGGCGACCTCGTGCAGCTCATGACCCTGATCAACAACATCGACAATACAGCGGCACGCGAAGGCGAGGTAGATACCCAACGGGACACCCAGTCTCTCATGAGCCGCCTTCAGGGAATCGCCGAGAACCTCCGATCGGGCGCGGCCTACGGCCCGGACAAGCGGGCGGAGGTGCAGGGCATCCTGAGGCAGATGCTGGAATCGAACCGAGCGGGGCGCTCCAGCTACTTTCAGCGCATGGGCGAAGCGCTCGACGTCGCAGGCTATCCGAGCGAGCTGGTCGCGCCCTTTCGCGATGCCCCGGCGCCGGAGGGTTCCCCGGGGAACGCGCCCGAGCGCCGCCAGGTGAAGACCCCGGAAGGAGAAACAGTCGTCGAGAGGGGAGAAAACGGTCGATGGGATGAGGTAAGCCCCTGA